GACAGCGGTGGCCACCACACCCAGGCGGTGTACGGCTACGTGCGTGCGCACGGCCACGCCAACGTGATGGCCGTCAAGGGCAGCAGCATCGGCGGGCGCGCCATCATCGGCAAGCCCACCGAGCAGGAGGTCAACTGGCGCGGCCAGAAGATCAAGCGCGGCGTGAAGCTGTGGCCGATCGGCACCGACACTGCCAAAAGCGAGATCTACGGCCGCCTGCGCATCGCCGAGCCCGGCCCCGGCTACGTGCACCTGTCGCGCCAGCTGCCGGCCGAGGTGTTCGAGCAGCTCACCGCCGAGCGCCTGGTCACCCGCTACGTCAAGGGCCACGCCAAGCTCGAATGGGTCAAGCCCGCCGGCAAGCGCAACGAGCAGCTCGACATGGCCGTGTACGCCCTCGCTATGGCGCACTGGGTGGGCGTCGACCGCTGGCGCGAGGGGGACTGGGCCAAGTGGCAGGCGCGCAGCCAGCCGAAGGCCGACCTGTTCACCGCCGCCGCGCCGCAGCCGCACACGCCGGCCGCCAGCGCCGAGCAGCAGCCGCCGCTCGAGCCGTCGGCACCTATCAAGCGCCCCGCCGCCAGGCGAGGCTCCATCGGCAGCGGGCGCAACAGGGGGTGGCAATGAAGCAGGCCGGAAAAATTCGACTGTTGACCGATGACGCACTGGCACTCAAGCGTGCGCGCGAGCTGCTGGTGCCCTACTTCGGCGGCGAACGGCTGACCCTCTACGTGCCAATGGCAGTCGCGTCGGAGCGCGCTGAACGTAACGCACGAATCTGGCAGGCGCTTGCTGCTGGCCAGTCCGTGCAGCAGGTCAGCCAGGCCGAAGACGTGACCGAGCGCTGGGTGCGCGCGCTCGCAAGAAGAGCCTGCAACAAGTAAGGACTGAACATGTACCGCGACCGCGTAAAAGACACTAGCAGCAGCACGGGCACCGGCGCGATCACGCTGGCAAACAGTGCGCCGTTTGGCTACCAGACATTTGCCGCTGCATTCGGCTCAACGCCTATTCTGGTCGCCTATTGCATCGCCGACCAGGCCGGCGCCAGTTGGGAAGTGGGCACGGGCACGTTCAACGGCACCACCGGGTTGACCCGCACCACCGTATTGGCTAGCAGCAACGCCGGCGCCCTGGTCCCGTTCTCGGTCGGCACCAAGGATGTGTTCTGCACGGCCCCGTCAAGTTATCTGGTGCCTTTCAGCGGCTCAACCCAAGGAGTTGTGCCAGCTTCGGCTGGCGGGACTAGCAACTTCTTGCGTGCCGATGGCCAGTTTGCCGTGCCACCGGGCACGGTCACCAGCCCCGGTGGCGCAACAACGCAAATCCAATACAACAACGCTGGAGCCTTTGCGGGTAATGCAAATTTCACTTACAACGCCGGGACTAACACCGTCACCTTCGGGAATCTGACCGGCTCTGCGCTGGCGATGACGATTCAGCCAAGAGCGCCGACTGTTCTTGAAAATGCGGGCACGCTGACCATTCGGGCAAGGGATGCCAACGTCAGCAGAGCAAACGCTAACGGCGGCGGCGTCACCATTCAAGGCGGCGACAACACAGGCACGGGGTTTAGCGGAACCGTTCGACTTCTCTCGCAGGACAACACTACATACGTCAGTGTTTCCAACGAAAACGGGGTGGCGGCGCTTGATGCGTATGGCGCGGGTTTCACGATAGCTGGGGGCGCGTTGATTGCTCAAGGGTCAACAATCCCGCCTCCAGTTGACGCGCCAACGCAGTTCATTGCTGGCATTAATTCGGCCTCGTCTGGGAATAACGGGTTTCAGTTCCTGACCGACAACGGGACTATTTTTGAATTTGGTGAATCCACGTTCGGCACTCAAGAGATCGCATTCTTCGGCGTCACTCCCGTCGCTCAGTCAACCGGCTGGGGGAGCCCAACGGGGACGGCAACGAAAACCACTTTCGCCACCTCAACAGTAACCACCGCACAACTGGCCGAACGGGTCAAGGCAATCATTGATTACCTGAAGCTACGCGGCGATTTCGGCTCTTAACCCAAGGACACACCATGCCTCGCATTCTTCTCGACGCAACCCCGCTGGTTTCGCGCCAGTTCATCTCTGCTGTTCAGCAGATCATCAACCTGCGCGATGACCTCACCCGCACCAAAAACATCATGGACGAAATCACTGGTGGCGGCGTGACCAAGGCCAACCTTGAGACTTCTCCCGAAGTCGGCTCAGGTCTGACCTCGGGCCAGGGCGCGATCATGTACGACGCGGTGGTGACGATGCTTGCGGGGGTCAACTCTGCAGGCGTCACAGCCATCGTCAAGCAGTTCGACCAGGGCTAAACCATGCTGGGCTTTTCGCCCATCTCTGCGCTGCCGCTGGCGGGGCTCGAGGTCGTTGCGGTCGCAGGCGTCGCCACGGCAGACAGCCTGCAGCGCATCGGCGCGCGTCTGCAGTTCGTCGAGCTGGGCTGGCCTGAGGGCCTGCCTGACAGCGGGCGCATCGGCGACCTGGTCGATGCGCGTCTGCCGTTGCCGTTCGACGATGCAGCTGCAGCGCATCAGCGAATCGGTGACCCGGTGGCGGGGGTGCTTGCCGGCCCTCCATTTGTCGGGCTGGAATCTGCCGCCGGTATTGGCAGCTCATCGAGCTTGCCAGCTGGCAGGGCGATCGAGGGCGGCGTCAACGAGCAGGCCGCGATTGACGCCGGCATTGCCACGTCGCGCAGCATCGGCGCGGGGCTGCGCCAACGCCGGCGCATCGGCGGCGCCTCGCACTAGCGGCGCGGAAGTTTTAGCGGGTTAAAAGTTCCGCGCCTTGTCTCCAGACTCCAGTTCCATGCTGGAACGTCTGATCCTCGGCGACACGCTCAACTTCCTGACGACGGTGGCGGATTACCCCGCCAGCTCGAGCTGGGTGCTGACCTATCGCCTCGTGCCGCGTGGTGCCGGCACGGCCATCACCATCACCTGCACGGCCGAAGGCGCAGACCACCGCGCGCTCGTGGCCGCAGCCACCACGGCAGGCTGGGCGGTCGGCACCTACAGCTGGGCCAGCTACGTCACCAAGGCGGCCGAGACCTACTCGGTGTCGACCGGCTCCATCCAGCTCATCGCCAACCCGCGCGTCACCGCCAGCGGCCTGGACCTGCGCACTGACGCTCAGGTTGCCCTCGATGCCGTACAGGCCACGCTGTCGGGCAAGGCCACCAGTGGCACGGCCAGCTACCGCATCGGCGAGCGCGAGCTGCGCAGCTACAGCATCGCCGAGCTGATCCAGCTCGAAAGCAAGCTCAAGGCAGATGTGGCGCGCGAGATCAACGCCGCCCGCATCGCCGCCGGGCAGCCCAGCAACCGCCAGATCCACGTGAGGATGGGTCGTGCCTGAGGCCACGAGGCTGACTCGCATTCGTGCCGCGCTGGCGCGTGTGATTGCGCCTGCAGCGGCGCAGCCATCGCCCAAGGCCGGCAAGCGCATATACAGCAGCGCCCGCGGCTCGCGCCTCACAGGCGGCTTCGGCAGCAGCAGCAACGCCTCCAGCGACGCCGAGCTCAACACCTCGCTCACGCAGTTGCGCGCCAGGTCGCGGCAGATGATCCGAGACAGCGCCTACGCCAAGCGCGCCAAGCAGCTGGTGGTGAACAACGTGATCGGCTCAGGCGTCGGCCTGCAGGCCCAGGTCAGCACCACCCGCGGCCAGATGGCGGCGCGCGTCAACGCCGACATCGAGGCCGCCTGGTATCGCTGGGCTGCTGCCGACCAGTGCCACACCGGCGGCGCCATGCACTTCTGCGACCTCGAGCGCGCCCTGCTGGGCGAGGTGTTCGAGGCCGGCGAGGCGCTGGTGCGCGTTCACATGCGCCGCTTCGGCAACAGCAGCGTGCCGGTGGCGCTGGAGTTCATCGAGGCCGAGCGCCTGGCCGACAGCCTGCACCAGATCGCGCGCAGCAGCGAGGCCTCCGAGGTGCGCCTTGGCATCGAGGTGGACGCCTACCAGCGACCGCTGGCCTACTGGGTTCGCAAGCGTCACCCTGGTGACCTGCACCTCGGCATCCCTGGGCGCGACGAATCCTATGAGCGCATCCCGGCCGAGCAGATCTTCCACCTGCGCATCGTCGAGCGCTGGCCACAGACCCGCGGCGTGCCCTGGATGCACACCGTGCTGCGCAAGCTCGACAGCCTGGCCGAATACAGCCAGCTCGAGGTCGACGCCGCCCGCGCCGGTGCCGCCTACTTCGGCACCATCACCACGCCGGAAGACAACAACCCGCTGAAGTCAGCCGAAGAGGACGACGGCAGCGGCGTGATGGACATCGACCCGCTCACCATCCAGGCGCTCAACCCTGGCGAGCAGCTGCAGTTCCACACGCCGAACCGGCCGAACCCTTCGTTCGACGCCTTCTTCCGCGCCATGCTGCGCGAGGTGGCCGTGGGCACCTGCACCAGCTACGCCAGCTTGAGCAGCGACCACAGTCAGAGCAACTACAGCAGCAGCCGGCTGGCCATGCTCGACGACCGCGACACCTGGCGCGCGCTGCAGCAGTGGTGGATCCGCAGCTTCAGGCAGCCGCTGCACGCGCTGTGGATGCGCCAGGCCGCACTGGCCGGCGCGATCCCGAGCGTGCCAGCCATCGCCTACGGTGCGGAGCCCGACAAATTCACCGCCGCCCTGTTCAAGCCCAGAGGCTGGTCTTGGGTGGACCCGACGAAGGAAGTCGCGGCCTACAAAGAGGCCATCAAGGCCGGCCTCACCACCCTCACCGATGTGATCGCGGCCACCGGGGGCGGCCAGGACATCGAGGACGTGGTCGCCACGCGCCGCCGCGAGCTCGATCTGCTCGAAGAAAACGACATCCCGAGCGACGTGGGCGAAGAGCCTGTGCCTGCCGGCGCGCCCTTGCCTGCGGGCGCTGCCCTGGCGGATGCCGAAGACCCCGCCGATCAGACCGATCAACCCGACCAGACAGATGGCGCACCAGCCCGTGCGCGCATCGTCAACCTGAACGCGAGGCTGCAATGACCACCGAAACCACGCTGAGCCTGGCCATGCAGCGCCGTGACCTGAGCAACGACGCCATCGTCGTGAAGCGCCAGGCCGACGAGCCCATGCGCATGAGCTTCCCGGTGTCCAGCGAGACGCCCATCGACCGCTACTACGGCACCGAGGTGCTGAGCCATGCGGCCAAGGCCGTGCGCATGGATCGCTTCAACGCCGGCGCCGTGCCGCTGCTGTTCAACCACGACTGGAACGACCCGATCGGCATGATCGATCGCGCCTGGCTGGATGGCAAGCGCCTGTGGGTCGACGCCCACCTGTTCGCCACCGATCGCGCCGCCGAGATCGCGCAAATGGTCGACGGCGGCCTGCGCAACGTGTCGATCGGCTACGAGGTCGACACGATGAGCGAAGACACCAAGACCTCGACCTACACCGCCACCGAGTGGGGTGTTCTGGAGGTCAGCCTGGTCACCGTGCCGGCCGACGCCAGTGTCGGCATCGGCCGCGCTGCCGACGACCAAGCCAAGACAGTGCGCCTCGTGCGCGAAGTTTCACCACCCGCCGCAAGGCAATCTCAGGAGAACGCCACCATGGCCGAAACCACGACCGCCTCGGCCGCTGAGCCGAACATCCGCATCACCGAAGACCACAGCCAGCGCGTCAGCGCCAGCGAAGCCGAGCGCCAGCGGCGCGACGCCATCATCAACCTGGGCAAGGGCTGCAAGATCGACGAGCGCGCGATCAGCGGCTGGGTCCAGGACGGCACTCCGATGGACAAGGTCGCCCTCGAAATCCTGGCCATCCAGGAGGAGCGCGCGCAGGCTCGCCCGGTGGCCGCGTCGGCTCTCGGTCTGTCGTCGCGCGAAGCGCAGCGATACAGCTTGTTCAAGGCGATCCGCGCCATGCACTTCGGCGGCCGCGACAGCCGCTACATCGCCGAAGCTGCCTTCGAGATGGAGTGCTCCAAGGAAGTGGCCAAGCGCACCGGCCGCGGCGACACGCTCAACATCCTGGTGCCCGGCGAAGTGCTGCAGCGCCCGGTGGGCGCCGAGGCCGCGATGCGCGCCATGACGGCCGTGCCAGGCCCCAAGGGCGGTTACCTCGTGCAGACCGAAAACCTCGGCTTTCTGGACATCCTGCGCAACCGTTCGATCACGATGAACATGGGTGTGCGTAACCTGCCTGGCCTGGTGGGCAACGTGGCCATCCCGCGGCAGACCGGCAAGCCTTCGGTCACCTGGCAGGCCGGTGAAAACGCTTCGGTCACCGCGGCCGATCAGACCCTCGGCCAGATCACGATGACCCCGCGCACCGCGATCTGCATCACCGACGTGTCGGAGCAGCTGCTGCGCCAGTCGTCGCCTTCAGCCGAGCAGTTTGTCATGGCCGATTTGGCCGCCAACGTGGCCATCGACGGCGTCGACAACGCGGTGCTCAACGGCACCGGCGGCGCTCAACCTCTGGGCATCGTCAACACGGTGGGCATCACCTCGGGTCAGGATGCTGCCTCGATCACCTACGCCAAGGCGCTGGCTTTCGTCAGCACCGCAGCAGCCAACAACGCCATCCGCGGCAACGCCGGATTCCTGACCAACGCAGCCGGCGCCGCAGTCTGCCTGCAGCGTCAGCGCTTCACCTCGACCGACACGCCGATCTGGCAGGGCAACATCTTTGACGGCGAGCTGGTCGGCTTCAAGGCCATGAGCAGCGAGCAGGCCACCTCGGGCCGGCTGGTGTTCGGCTCGTGGGACGAGATCGTCATCGGCGACTGGGGTGTGCTCGAGCTGGCCATGGACACCGGCGGCACGCGCTTCAACCTGGCGCAAGTGGGCATTCGCGCGATGTGGATGGTCGACGTGGCCATCCGCTATCCGCAGGCCTTCGTTGTCTCCAGCAACCTGAGCTGACCGTGGCAACCGTGCGCGCCCTGCGGGGCGTTTGCGTGGGGGTCGATCAGAACCTGGTCGCCGGCGAGATGGCCGAGCTCGACGACCCGCACCTGCCCTTCCTGATCGCCATCAAGGCGGTCGAGATCTACACGCCCGAACCCGAACCCGAACCCGCTGCCCCGGCAGCGAAACCCGTAAAGGAGAAGTGACATGCTTTCAAGTCAAGGCTCGGCGTCTACCGCCGGCAACATTCTGGATGCGGTCTCCGCCGCCGCCACCGCCAACGCCACCAGCGGCAGCGCCAAGTGGCTCGACGTTCGCACCTACACCGGTGAGATCGTGGTGGTGCAAAACATCGGCGCCGTGACCGGCTCCATCGCCGGCAAGCTGCAGTCGGCCACCGATGCCAACGGCACCGGCGCTGCTGATATTACCGGCGCCACCTTCACGTCAGTGTCGGCCGCCAACAACGTGCAGCGGGTCGTGATCGATCCGCGCCAGGTTGTGGGTGGCTTCCTGGGCTACGTCGGCACCATCGTCACCGGCCCCGCGCTGGTGTCGGTGTCTACCCTCGGCAAGCGCCAGGTCGTCTGATGTTCACCGAGAACGTGTCGCAGTTCTTCGACGTGGCCGGCGGCTTTGCTGTCGATGCCACGCTGAACGCTGTGGCCGTCTCGGCGATCTTCGACACCGAATCGCTCTTCGAGCTCGACGGCGTGGTGACGCAGCAGCCCTCGGCGCTGCTGCCCACCAGCTCGGCGGCCAGTACGGCGCCGGGCCAGGCGTTCGTGGCCAACGCCGTCACCTACACCGTGCGCCGCGTGCTGCGCGAGCCGCCTGATGGCGTGCTGACGCGCCTGGTGCTGACGAGGTAAGCATGACCCTCGCCGCCGCTGATGTCGTCGATGCCCTAGCTGCCCGGCTAGGGCCTGTGGTGCTGTCGGGCGGGCGGGTCTACACCTCGCGCACCTGGCCGCTCACCGAGGCCGGTCTGCCCGCCTGGCGGGTAACTGCTGCCGATGAGTCGGTGACGCGCCAGTACGTCGGCCAGACCATCAACGAGCACCTGCTGCAGGTGGAGTGCGCGGGTTTCGTGCGAGCCGCGGCCGACCTCGACGATGCCATGCACAACCTGGCCGAGCAGGGACTCACCGCCCTGTTTGCCAACCCGCAGATCTACGACCTGCAGCTCGACTCCATCAGCCGCAGCACCGCCACCGAGGGCGAGGCCGCGGTGGGCGTCATCACCCTGGGCGTCACCGCCCGCTTCGCCGTCGACGCGACGGCGCCCGGAACCCTACTCACCTGACCAAAAGGAGCCGACACCATGGCACGCAAACTCGTCAACGGAACCATTCCGGCCATTGGTGCCACCTTCGGCACGGCCACGAACATAACAGGCATCACCAACGCCAACCCCGCGGTGGCCACCTTCGCATCAGGCCACGGCATCGTGGTGGGCGACTATGTCGAGATCATCTCGAGCGGCTGGCCGCTGGCAGCCGGACGTGTGTTCCGCGCCTCGGTGGTCGCCGCTGACGTGATCACGCTGGCCGGCCTCGACGCCACCAGCACCGCGCTGTATCCGTCCGGCGCAGCTGCAGGCAGCAGCGGCCGGCGCATCATCACCTGGGCGGCCATCCAGCAAGTCAACGCCGACGGCCTCACGGTCGACGGTGGCGAGCAGCAGTTCACCGAGGGGCAGTACATCGACAGCGCGTTGCAGTTCCGATTTCCTACTTTGAAGACCCCGATCAACGCCGAAATGGTCGTCGACGATGACCAGGCGCTTACCTACTGGACGACCGTTCGCGCGGCCGAGGCAGCCTTGACCAACTACCCGGTGCGTTTTCAGTACCCAGGCAGCGGCGGCTTTGCCGTGGGCACCGGGATCTGGACCGTGAGCGCTGCCCCCGCCTTGAGCGGCAACAACGTGCAGAAGCGCACCATCAACGTGGCGCTCGCGTCGCTGTTCACTGAGTACACGAGCTGATGGACCTGGCTGACATCCAACGCCTCGCCGCCGCAGCCCGTGAGTTCACCAGCAGCATCGACGGCGCCACGTTCAGCTTGCGCCTGCCGACGCGGATCGACTCTCGGGTCGCGCTGGCGCGCGTGCTCGCCGCCAACCCCGGCGAGGCCAACGATGTGCTGGCCATCCGCGTCGAGCGCGAGTCGCTGGTGCAGGCCATCGTCGGCTGGTCCGATGTGCCGCTGCGCTGGGTGCTGGGAGACGCGGCTCCGGCCGACGAGCTCTGCGCCTTCGACCGCGCCATGGTCGGCCTGCTGCTCGACGAACAGCCCGGCGTCGCCGAGCTGCTCGGCCGCGATCTGTTCGATCGCATCCGGGCATGGAACGAGACGCGGGATACAGCCGCAAAAAACTGACCGACCGCATCGCCTTCGAGCGATCGAAGGACGATGCGGACGGCTACAGCGGGCTGGGGCTTCGGGGGGCGATGCCAACCGAGCCCACCCTGTGCGAAGCCAGCGAGCGGGCGCGCCACTGCTACCTGTGGTGCAACGGCTGGCATCCACAGGCGTGGCCCATGTACGCAGCGCTCTATGAAGTGTCCGACTGGCACCTGTTGACCGACCTGATGCAGCACATCCGCAACCATGGCTGACACGCAAGCAAAGATCGTCCTGTCGGCCGAGGACCGCACCTCGCGCGTGTTCTCGGGTCTGAAGGCCAACCTGGGCGGGCTGACCCGTCAGGCCGACGCGGTCAACTCCAGCTTCATCGGCCTGAACACCGCGCTGCTCAGCGCCTTCAGCGTGGTGGGCATCGCGTCGTTCATCGGCAAGGTGACCGATGGCGTTGACAAGCTGAACGACCTGGCCGACGCCACCGGCAGCAGCGTCGAGAACCTCAGCGGCCTCGAGGACATCGGCGCGCGCACCGGCACCAGCATCGACACGGTCGGCGCTGCGGTGCTCAAGCTCAACAAGAACCTGCTTGAAGCGCAGGACCCGGCCAGCCAGGCCGCCGCGCTGTTCAAGCAGCTCGGGCTCAATGTCGACGAGCTCAGCAAGCTCGACCCATCGCAGGCCCTGCTGCGCGTAGCCACCGCGCTGGGCGGCTTTGCCGATGGAGCCGATAAGGCGCAGTTTCAGCTGGCGCTGCTCGGCAAGTCCACGCGCGAGCTGGCGCCGTTCCTGAAGGATCTGGCCGAGAAGGGCGAGATCAACGCCACGGTCACCACCAAGCAGGCCGAGGAGGCCGAGAAGTTCAACCAGCAACTGTTCCAGCTGCAGAAGAACATCACGGACGCCGCCAGGTCGCTGGTGTCCGACTTGCTGCCCGCGGTCAACACGTTTCTGACTCGGCTCAACGGCATCAACGCCGGCGGCGGGTTCTTCAAAAGCCTCGGGCTCGAGATCGACGCCAATCTGGCCGGCGACAAGCTGCGCGGCGTGGTGAGCGAGATCGAAAGCCTGCAGGCGGTCATCAACCGGGGCCGCGCCACGCCGGCCATCAACACGCGGATGGCCGAGCTGAGGGCCGAGGCCGCCAGGCTGACCCGCGAGGCATCGCAGGCCAGCGAAGCGCTGAAGGGCTTCGCTGACGCGGCCAAGCCCTTCGAGGACGACAGCAACTACGGCAACGAGGGCCGCGGCAGGCCCAGGCCGAGCATCGGCGCCGTGGCCACCGGCAACAACACCAAGACGAGCACCGCCAAGGCCCGCCTCAGTGACGCGCAGCAGTACCTCGAGAACCTGCAGCGCCAGCTGCAAGGCACGCAGGATCTGAGCGTCGCCGAGACGGTGCTGGCCGACATCCAGGCTGGCCGCCTGAAGCTGGCCAAGGGCGAAAGCGCGCAGCCGCTGCTCGACATCGCCACGCAGATCGACCAGGCCAAGCGCCGCCAGGACCAGCTGAAGGCCGAGGCCGAGCAGGTGCGCCAGCTGCGCACCGAGCAGGAGAAGCTGCGCTCTGATGGCGCCTCGGTGTTCGATGCCACACGCACCTCGGCCGAGAAGTTCGGCGCCCAGCTGGGCGACATCCAGGTGCTGCTGCAGAAAGGCGCGATCGACAGCGACACCTACTACCGCCGCGTCGCCCAGCTGCGCGAGGAGTTCGACAAGGCCAACGAGTCGAAGGAAAGCATCTCCGAGCTCGACACCTTCGCCCAGCGCGCCGCGCAGAACATCCAGGACACCCTGGGCAGCAGCCTGGCCGACGTGCTTGACGGCAACTTCAAGAACATCGGAAACAGCTTTGCCAAGCTGCTCAACCGCATGGTGGCCGAGGCCGCCGCGGCGCAGATCGCGCGGGCCTTGTTCGGCGATCTGCTGGATGGCGGCAAGCAAAGCAGCGGCGGCGGTGACAGCGGCTTCCTGGGGAACCTGTTCAAGTCGGGCGCCAAGGCGCTGGGCAGTTTCGGGTCGTCTTTTTTCAGCCCGAGTGGCGGCGCGGCCACCGGCAGCAACATGCTCGAGCGCGACATGATCACGCTCGTGCACAAGGGCGAGGCGATCGTGCCCAAGCAGTACAACCCCGCGGCCGGCGGCAGCGGTGGGCGTGCCATCACGGTCAACATCAACCAGACCTTCGGGCAGAACACCTCGCGCCAGACGACCGCCCAGGCCGCCGCTGACGCGCGGCGTGCGCTCGAGGCCGGGGCGAGGAACTTGTAATGGCCTTCCTCGAACAACGCTTGTCCACCCGCATCGAACAAGGCGCGAGCGGTGGGCCCACCGTGCCCGGCCGCACCAAAGCCTACACGCCATCTGGCAGGCTGCGCCAGAACTTCGTGGCCTCGGCACCAATCCACAAGTTCGACGTCAGCCACGGCCTGCGCCAGGCGGCCGACTACCAGACCGTGCTCGACCTCTGGTACATCGTCAACCTCACGCCCTATGAGGGTTTCCGCTTCCGCGACTGGCGCGACTACCGCGCCACCGCCACCAACAGCCGCTGCACGCTGATCACCGGCTCGACCTACCAGCTGCAGCGGGTGCACGTGTTCGGCGGTGTCGAGGTGCTGCGTGCCATCTACAAGCCGGTCGCCGGCGTGGTGATCACGCGCACGCGCTCGGGCACGCCCAGCACGGCCACACACACACTCGACACCACCACCGGCATCGCCACCATCTCCGGCCACGTCGCCGGCGACACCTACACCTGGGCCGGCGAGTTCGATCTGCCGGTCACGTTCTCGTCGGACGAGTGGGTCAGCAGCCTCGAGGGCGCGGCGCCCAATCTGCTGGTGGTCAACCAGTCCATCCCGCTCGAGGAAATCAGGCTGTGAAGTCGATCCCCGGCGCCCTGGCCACTCACTACGCGGGCAACGCCACCAGCATCGCGCACTGCCTGCGCATCACGCGCACCGACGCGACCGTGTTCGGGTTCACCAGCCACAGCCGCGACCTGACGATCTCGTCGCAGCTGTACCAGTCGGCGCCGGGCCTCGACATCACCAGCGTGGTCAGCAGCTCGGGCTTCGATGTCGACAACCTCGAGCTCAGCACCATCGACGACGGCAGCGTGTTCAGCCGCGCCGAGGTGCTTTCTGGCAAGTGGCGCAACGCGGCGTTCACCATCTTCAAGGCCAACTGGGCCAACGTGGCCGACGGCATCGAGACCGTCCTCACCGGCACGCTCGGCGAGGGCACGCTGCGCGCCTCATCGATCGTGCTCGAGCTGCGCGGCCTGCAGCAGTACCTGCAGCAGCCGGTTGGCGATGTCAGCAGCAAGACCTGCCGCGCACGCTTTGCCGACTTCCCCGTGCCCAACAACAACAACCGCTGCCGCCTGGTCGCGGCCACCTACACCTTCACCGCCAGCGTCACCAGCGTGACCAGCAACCAGCTGTTCACCGCCACGGGCCTGACCCAGGCTGCCGACTACTTCGGCGAGGGCGTGCTCACCTGGACCAGCGGCCCAAACAGCGGCCTGCGCGAGAAAGTACGCACGCATGGCGCCGGCGGCGTGATCACGCTGTCGCGGCCGATGCTGCTCAGTGTCGCCATCGGCAATGCGTTCTCGATCATCGCCGGCTGCAGAAAGCGGCTGACCGAGGACTGCCAGACCAAGTTCAGCAACGTGGTCAATTTCCAGGGCGAACCACACCGCCCGACCACCGACGACCTGACCAAGTCACCGGACGCCACCGCATGAGCACGCGCGCCGATGTCGTGACCTGTGCGCGCACCTGGCTGCACACGCCGTACCAGCACCAGGGCCGCATGAGGGGCGTGGGCGTTGACTGCGCCGGCCTGGTAATCGGCGTCGCCCGCGAGCTGGGCCTGATCGCGCCCGACTGGGACGTTCAAGGCTACGCCAGGCAGCCCGACGGCGTGAGCCTGCGCGGTTGGTGCGATGACAGCATGACGCAGATCCGCCGCGACGAAATGCAGCCCGGCGACGTGGTGCTGGTCGCCTTCGACGCGGCGCCAGGTCACATGGGCATCGTCGCCGACTACCTGCACGGCGGTCTTTCGATCATCCACTCGCTGGGCATCACCGCCAAGTGCGTCATCGAGACGCGGCTGATGTTCTCCCGCTCCATGCGCTTCGTCGGCGCATACAGCCTGCCGGGGGTCGAGTAATGGCGCAGCTGGTCATTGCAGCGGCTGGTGCGGCAATCAGTGCAGCCATTCCAGGTGTGGGCGGGGCAATCGCCGCCTTTGCGTTTACGGCTATCGGCAACGCGATCTTCGCGCCGAGCCAGAAGCAGCAGGGCCCGCGCCTGTCCGACCTGAAGGTCAGCGGCACCGAGCAGGGCCAGCCAATCCCGTACTTCGACGGCCGGGTGCGAACTAGCGGCCAGATCGCATGGGCCAGCGACCGCCGCGAGATTGCCACCACGACCGAGCAGGGCAAGGGTGGCGGCGTCGAGTCGACGACGTACACCTACGAGGTCGACCTGCTGTACCTCCTCAGCGACTGCGAGATGAGCACCTTTGCCCGCGTGTGGAACAACGGCAAGCTGGTCTACAACAACCTGCCCAGCGCATCGGTCGGCACGGCAGTCGCGTCAGAGACCACCGAACTGTGGCGGCGCATCACGTTCTACAGCGGATCGGCCACGCAACTGCCAGACCCGACGTATGAGGCAGCAGTTGGCATCGGCAACGCACCGGCCTACCGTGGCCGCGCCTGCATCTTCATCGAAGGGCTTCAACTCGGCGGCTCGGGCCAGATTCCAAACCTGAGCTTCGAGGTGTTCAGAGAGACCGCGCTGGCCGACGTGTCGCTGACTTTCGCGTCGTTCACGCGGCCCAATCCAATCGGCGAGCAGGCGACTGCGGTGTACGAAAACACTGCGTGGTACTACTCCCAAGACACGAACACGTCATCGAACAATTTTGATTTTCAGAAGTCAAAGAACTTCGGAGCCTTTGCATTCAAGAGACGGGTCACGCTGAACCCGCGGTACAGCTTTCGCACGCCTGTGTTCGTGCAGACCAACGCAACGGCGCGGCTCGTTTACTTGACCTTCAACACAGCACTGATTTCGGGTGGCATCAACATCGAAGCCATCGACCCAGAGACTGGCATTGTCAGCAACATCATCAGTTATGTGCCAGCGGCCAACGCAGATGTTTGCTACCCGGCGCAGCGTTATGTGGCGTTCGACCCGACGCAGAACGCCTACGTCATCTGCTCGCGAGCATCGGGCGCGGACATCACCTCGCCGTTCATCATCCGTGCGGGCTCCTACATACGCGGCCCGTCGATCACCGGCTTGACCGCAGTGGCCGCACAGGGCGGATATTGGTACGCGCTGGCCGACTCCGGCGGCTTCTGGCGCGTGCGCCGGTACGACTACCTGGGCACGTTCGTCGATGAAGTGGTGGACACGGCTGGCGCCTTCAGCGCGTCTGGGACATCCACCAACACCAACTGGCTGCGCGTCGATGCTGACGGTCAGACCTGGGTTTTCAACGCCCTTCGGGGCAGGCTGTTCAAGGTCGGGACTATCTTTGAGGAAGTCAGCACAGCGTCAAATGTGCACACCTACAACACGTCGCCGCAGGACGGCGTGTTTTACTGTGAGCAGCCATTCGCGGCCTTTGGTGCCGATGTCGCTGGCCTTGTTCTCAGCTACAGATTCAGGCGCTTCAAGTGCCCAACTGCCGTTCAGCCGACTGTTCAAACCGTCGTCGAGCGCCTGTGCGCCCGCGCCGACCTCGATGCGTCTCAGTACGACGCCGGCGGACTCAGCACGATCACGCGGCCGGTGCGCTCGCTGTCGATCAGCCAGGTCACGACGATCCGCTCGGTCATCGAGACGCTGGCCAGCGCGTACTACTTTGGCGGCACGCTCTCCGACAAAATCTACTTTCGCGCTCGTGGCGGCTCATCGGTTGCCACCATTCCATATTCCGCGCTGGGCGCCGGTGAAGGCCAGCCCGCCACCGAACCCCTGAGCCTCAATCTGGCCAACGAGCTCGAGATACCGGCGCAGATCGCGCTGACGTACAGCAACGTCGACGGTGACTACAACGTGGCCACGGAATACAGCGACCGGCTGCTCACTGGCCAGACCTCGACGAGCTCGGTGCAGCTGCCGCTCGGGCTCACGCCCAGCGAGGCCAAGGGGACGGTCGACTCCATGGTCGCCGATTCAGCCGCCGCCATCTTCTCGACCACGATCGCCGTGTTCGACGAGTGGGCCCGCATCGAGCCGACCGACGTCGTCACCGTCATCGATGAAGACAGCAGCAGCTACCGCATGCGGGTGACCCGCAAGACCGAGGCGGGGCCAGTGATCACGCTCGACCTGGTGCTCGACGACGCCAGCGCGCTCACCAGCTCAGGCATCACAAGCACGGCCTACACCGACAGCACCTCGGTCGCCGGGAAGTCAGACACGCTGCTGCGATTGCTCGACATCCCCATCTTGCGCGACAGTGACGACGCGGTGGGCATCTATGCGGCCTTTGCTGGTGAGTCAATCCCGTGGGCTGGGGCGGCTTTGTACAAGAGTGCCGACGACGCCATCTACACCCTGAGTCAGTCTGCCACCGATGCGGCGGGCATGGGAGCCACGACCAACGCGCTTACCACTTGGACCGGTGGCTTTGTGTTCGATGAGTCGTCGTCGGTCACCGTGCTGATGGACTCGGGCACTTTATCCAGCTATACCCGCGACCAGATATTTGACAGCACCGCGCCTGCGTACCTCATCGGCAGCGAAATCCTGTACGCCCGCAACGCCACGCTGATCGCCACCAACACCTACACCCTGACAGGGCTGTTGCGCGGCCTGCGCGGCACTGAGTGGGCGATGTCAGGCCATACCGCGGGCGAACTGTTCACCGTGCTGTCGTCGTCTGGTCTTCGGCGCGAGACGATGACGACCAGCGAGATTGGTGCGATTCGCTACTTCAAGGCTCCGACGCTGGGTCGCGCTTTGTCAACGGCAGACGCGCAGCCAATCACGCTCGCTTCGGTCGGCCAGAAACCATTCTCGCCGGTCGGTCTGAGGGCGCAGAGAGTCGGAGACCCTGACTCCAGCAGCAACGTGCTGCTGCTGCATTGCGACGGCATCAACGGCTCCACCACGATCACAGACAGCAGCCCCGCAGCGCGAGCGGTCACTGCGTTCGGGTCGGCGCAACTCAGCACTGCTCAATCAAAGTTCGGTTCGGCCTCGCTGTTGTTCAACGGCAGCAACTCCTACATTTCGGCACCGACCGGGGCGGACTTTCAGTTCCCCGGCGACTTCACCATCGAGGCGTGGATTCGCCCGACGACAGCGAGCCTGACCTCGGGCGCTGTCGGCATCATCTTTTCGCATTACGCGGTCACCACCAACCTGACCGGGCTGGTGATTTATCAGCAAAACCAGACGGTGCGGTTCTTCAGCAACGGCGACCGAATCACGTCTTCTGCCGTGCTGCTGGCGAACACTTGGCAGCACGTCGCGGTGAGCCGGGTGGGCACATCGATCCGTCTGTTCGTCAACGGCACGCAGCAGGGCACCACCTATGTTGCGGCGTCGAACTACTCCGATGGTCGCTGCTTCATTGGCCGGGACTCCATCACTGCCACGCAGTATTTCGACGGCAGCATGGATGAGATCCGGATCACGAAGGGAGTCGGGCGATACGCCACCAACTTCATCGTGCCAAGCGCAGCGTTCCCAGAAACCTCACAGACCACGATCAGTTGGGACAGGCGAACAAGGCTGGCGAAAAACTTCACCAACGGCTATGTGCCTCTGGGCGAAGCGGTCGAGTCCTACTCGGTCGATGTGTGGTCGGACAACACCTATTCGGTGCTGAAGCGCACGCTCACCAGCGCCAGCCCATCGGTCGATTACAGCAACGCGCTGCAGACCACCGACTTCGGGTCTGTGCCCGCCACGCTGTACATCGATGTCTATCAAGTATCCGCCGCCATCGGGCGCGGCACCAAACTCAGGGGAGCTGTTTAATGGCTGACAGTACGACCAATCTGCCGCAACTGTCGGCATCGCAGAACAACCAAGAGGCGCGGTTCAACGAACTGCTCGATGCCGCCAGCGTCGGAACCTACTACGGGCGCAACGCTGCCACGTCGAGCGGCCTGACGTGGGGATTCCTGGGCGGCAAACTGCTTGTCGATGGCGTGGAAACGGTGACCGCAAACGGGACTGTTGCCCTCACCGCCAGCACCACGAACTTTGTGCAGATCAGCAGGGCAGGCGTTGTCTCAACCGCCACCACACGCGACCCGCTGCTTGCGCCTCTCTACAGCATCGTGACAGGCGCTTCGGCTGTCACCAGCTACACCGACGAGCGCGACTGCAACGCCCTCGAGCGCATCAGCCACGGCGCGACATCGATTGCCGTTACTGGCGCGAACGTCACGCTGACGCAGTCCCAGGCGCTGTGCGACACGCTGACGGTCACTGGAGTGCTCACGGGCAGCATTCGAGACATCATCGTCCCGCTTGTACGCCGTCGGTGGTATGTGCGCCACACAGGAAGCGCGTTTGCCATTCGTGTGATCGGAGCCACCGGCACAGGCATCACGATCGGGATCGGCCTCGGTGCTCTCGTGGAGTGCGACGGAACCAACGTGATCAGAGTCACGGCGGACGTATGACCACCGAACAAATGCTCATCGGACTCATTGGTGCCTGCTGCGCCTGTTTGGGATGGTTTGCAAATCAACTCTACCAAGCGGTCCAGAAACTTCAGATGGAAATGGCCCAGCTTGAGGTTCGCATCGGCACCGACTTTGTCCGATACGACCGCTTGCAGGACATGTTGCGACCGATAGCCGAGGGCGTCGCAGAGATCAAGGCCAGCCTGGCCCACAAGGCAGACAAGCCATGAAACTCGACACCTTTGGCGGCCGGCGCTTCCTGCTGACCCTCGGCTGTGGCGTGGCGACCTCGCTGCTGCAGTTCGCCGGCAAGCTCGACCCGGCCGGCAGCACCTACGCGCTGGTGATCGTCGGCACCGTCGGCGCCTACATCGCCGGCAACACGACCCAGAAGATCAAGGCACCGGAGGTTGAGAAATGATCGACCCGCTCCTCACCCAGCACTTCCGCCTGAGCGAGTTCCTCGACTCCGAGACCGCCACGCGCCTGGACCTGGACAACACGCCCACGCCCGACGTGCTCGCCACGCTGCGCAACGTGCTGATCCCCGGCATGCAGCAGGTGCGCAATATCCTGGCGAAGCCCGTGTTCATCACCAGCGGCTACCGCTCGCCGTCAGTCAACGCTGCGGTGCGCGGATCCGGCAACAGCCAGCACGTCACCGGGCACGCGGCCGACTTCAAGTGCCCCGCGTTCGGCTCGCCGGCCGAGGTGGCGGCCGAGCTGGTCAAGCACATGGCCGCGCTGAAGTTCGACCAGCTGATCCAGGAGGGCCGCTGGGTGCACATCAGCTTCTCGACCAGGCCGCGCAACCAGGTGCTCACCGCGCACTTCTCATCGTCGGGTGTCAGCTACACATCGGGCCTCTCATGAATCCATACGTGCTGCTGGGTGGTGTGCTCGCCGCGATGGTGGCGATCGGCGGTGCCTATGTGCAGGGCCGCAGCGACGGCCTGGACAAGTGCGAGGCAGCCCAGGCGCGCGACGAGCGCGTGGCGCAGATCGCCACCGCCGCCGCTGCCGATGCCGCGGCCTCTGCCATCAGTCGAATCGAGGTGAAGCATGCAACCATCCGCCAGACCCTTGAGCGCGAGGTCATCGAGCGGCCTGTGTTCCGCGACTGCCGCAGCGGCCCTGCTGCTGTCAGCGTGTTCAACAGCTCCATCGATCACCCCCAGCCCGCAAGCGCCGCTGATCCGGGCCAGCTGCCCGCCGCGGACGCCGCTGCTCGATGACAGCTTCGGCGCCTGGGTGCTGAAGGCCCAGGAAATCGCCGCGCAGTACGACCGATGCAGGGCCGCGGCGCTGCCAAAGTGACGCCTTCGGACTACTGGATATTGGAAGCCTTCCAATATCTTTCCAATATTCCGGCAGCCGGCCAAGAAAAAAGCACCTAGGCTTTTGACCTAAGTGCTTGATTCTTCTAGCTTATTCTGGCTCCTCGACCTGGGCTCGAACCAGGGACCTACGGATTAACAGACGGGGGGCCGATCTGCCCGCTCAGCCGCATGAATGCTTGCTTCTGGCTTTCTGGCTTCCAATATCGGAGGGCCGGATCGGTGGTTTTGCTGCCCCGTAGAAACTGCTTAAACCACTGGATATTGGAAGGCCAGCTTCATGGCTTGCGCACCTGCAGGCTTTCAAGGCTCACCCAATCCGCGCAGCCGTTGGCGAACAGGATGTTGGACCGCTTCAAGGCTGCACGACGAAACCTGCGCCGGTCCCTGGCGTTGCCGCTGATGCCGCGCAGCGTGACCTGGCCGGCTTGCTTCACGGCCGCTGACCACCAGCCGGCCACGTGTTGGCGTGGGCGGAAAACCTCGACCTTGGTATCGGCTTGCAGTTTGACCACGGTGAGCCTTTCAGAGCTGAAAGATCATGCCCCAATCTTGAGGCTGTTCGGCTGCGCCGTCTCACGCCACCGCGCCTTGATGTAGATCTCGGTCGTCGACTTGCTGGCGTGGCCGCACAGCATCTGGATCGTTTCGATCGGCACGCCAGCCAGCCACATGTCGGTGGCGCCCTTGCCCTTGAGATCTCTGAACCCGAACGACGCGACCTTCGCCTTGACCTGGGCGCGCTTCAACCTCGAGCTCAGGCCGTCATAGCTGTACGCCGTGCCGGCCAGCGTGTGCACGATGGGCTGGTGCAGCACCGGCACCTGGCCGATCGCTGCCTGCACCAAGTCGCCCAGCTGGCCGGTGAGCGCGATGTCGATCAGGCGCTTCGTCTTGTGCTGGCGGATGCTCAGCACGGCCTCGCCGGCCTTCTTCCTCACGTTGGCAGGGGTCCAGGCCAGCACGTCGATCTCGGGGCGCTGCAGCGTGCGATACACCAGCTCCATCATCAGCCGCACCTGAGTCGGCGCCACCGCGTGCACGGCGCTGTACTCGGCGTCGGTGACGTACCGCTCGCGCTTGCGCTCGGTGTTGCGCTTGACGCCGGCCGATCGCATGCAAGGGTTGACCGTCAGGCCGCCGATGTTCGAGCGCAGCATCCAGCTCATGCACGACGACAGGCAGGCACGCTCGCGGTTTGCCGGCACCGGGCGCCCTGCCCTGGCGCCGATGTCGAGGTACTCGCTGATGTGGTGCGGGCCGATCTGGCCTGGCTGCAGGTGGCCGAAACCGATCAGCAGGCCGCCGGGCTTCTCGGCGGTGCCGATGGCGGTCTGGTAGTCGGCAAGGGTGCGGTCTGACAGCGTGCCCGCCCTCACCCGCTGCTCGCAGTCGATCAGGAACTGCGCCAGGAACCAGGACATCGTGCCGTATGAGCCGGTCGGGTCCTGGTAGTGCTCGGCACGGCGGCGGGCAGTGGCCAGGTCCTTGCCCAGGTTCTCCCACTTGCCGGCCGGGTGCACGTAGTAGAACGTGCCCGAGCGCAGGTACACCCGCGCTGGCAGGCCCTGGCTATCGTCTCTGCGCTTGCGGCCCACGTCGACCCCCTTGGCTGAACTTGAGCACCAGCGCGGCGCTGTTCAGGCCTGCGGGTGCCGGTGCATTCTGCGCCTGAACGGGAGCCGCCACCGGCCGCCAGGCCAGCGGCTTGCCGTTCGGCTTGCGGTCGACGCGCAGGCCGATCGAGCGCAGGTAGCGCACCATCGCCGCAGGCTGGGTCAGGCCGTCGCACAGCTCGGCGACTTCGGCGTCGGTGTAGTAGTCGGCTGACATCACTTGCCGACGACCATGCACCACGGGCCCATTCTCTGCACCGCGACGTCCGAAGTCACATATGTTTCGTCGGGCTGAATCTCGGGGTCTCCTTCGGTTTGGCTCAGGAACACGCAACTGGCGACCACGTGCACCGTAGCGCCCGGCGGCATGGCCTGTAGCTCGCGGATCAGCTCGGCGACTGTCATCCCTCACCCCTTCAACGTATGCCGCGTGATCGCCGTAATGCCGTTGGGCAGGTTGTCGGCACCGATCGCGGTGTCGATGAACGTGCTTTCGCCGCCGCCGGTGGTGCGCAGGTATTCGACCTCGACCTTGGCGGTGTTGACGATCACCTGGCTGAGGTCGCCGACCAGTTTGGCCTTGTCGATGTCGATGCTGCCGTCCCTCACGCCGTCGATGGTCTCGAACAGGCGGCGGCGCAGGTCTGCGATGGTGTGGTCGGTCATGTTGTTTTGGCCTCCTTGGCCTTGCGGTTGATCTGTCGGGTGAGAACGCCGCGCAGCTGCACCAGCTCGGCCAACGGCTTCGGCATGTTGTGCAGGGTGTTGCGGCTCATCAGTTCTTTGCGGCTCACCAGCTCGACCGCGTCGAGGGTGAGCTTTTCGATGTCGGTTGTTCTCCTGCCCTCGCGGAAAACAACCACATGCCCGGCAGGCGTCTTGCCGTTCGCGGCCTCCCACACCAGGCGGTGCTCAGCGACCCAGCGCCGTGCGGGCACCAGCGTCGGTTCATCGGTCACCTTGCGCTCGAGGTAGCCGTCGCCGTTGATGCGCAGGCTGCCGATGGGCCGGTAGTTGCGGGCCTCGCAGGCCGGCCGGCCAGGCTTGAAGTGGTTCGCCCGGCAGGCCTCCTGCACGCCGACCAGTCCTTTGGTGCCCTTGTTCCATGGCATTTGGCCGCGCCCGAAACGGGTGCTCATTCCCCTCAGCCCATCGAAACGATGCGCAGCGGGGCTGGCCAGAAAGGCTGCCGACTTGTGGAGGCCCAAGGTCTTGGCCTTTTGCGAGACCGTGCCGTAGGTGCGCCCCAGCATCGTGGCGACGTCATCGGTGCGGCGATCAGCAAACTCGCGGCGCAGCAGTTCAACCTCGGCGTCAGTCCACCGGCGGCGTGGCGCGTGGATGTTGCGGCTCTTCGTCATGCCGCCCTCGCCTCGCGCTCGCGCAGCCGGATCTCGCCGCTGGCTTCCATTTCCGCCATGCGCATCTCTGACCAGTCAGCCGCGGCCACGGCCGTGGGCCGGTCGACCAGGCGGGCCAGCTCGTCCATCACGTCGAGGCCATCCTTGCCCAGCTGCATGTCCGGGCCGTCGAAGGCGATGCGCCCGGTGCGGCCGTACCTTGCCACCATGCGCTCGACCATCAGCACCTGCTCGGTCATCAGGTCGACCGCCTCGGCGGTGACCAGCTCGCGCTTCACCAGTGCGTCGGCCACGTAGGACCAGGTCAGCACCGAGGCCGCGTAGTCGAGCAGCAGCTGGTGCGTGCCCTTGCCCTTGGCGATCAGGTCGAAGTTGCTGTGATGCACCAGCGCCAGGTCGGTGAGCTGGTCGCGCACGAGCTTCGGCCGCAGGCCTGGGCTCAGGCGGGCGATGAGCTCGGTCTTGCTGGCGGGGCGGCGCTTCATGCCGGTTCTCCGGTTTCCGCATTCCGCCAGCCTTCGGCGATCGACCAGCGCGTCAGCACCGTGGCCAGGCTGTCGTCGATCGTCACGCGCAGCGTCGGGCAGCGGCGAGAGCATTCGCTGTTATGCAGGGTCCTGATGAGATCCTCGGCAGCATCCATCACCAGGCTGGCCTGCTCGTCGTCGGCAGCGTCAAATCGGCCGAGACACTTCCAGCTGCCGCTATTGTTGAGCTCGATGCGCACGGGCTTCTTCATGGCTGCTGCAGCGTCACGCGCGCAAAGAAGTCGACCTCGTCGTGCAGATCTTCGAGCGTGCCGCTGTTGTCGATCGACAGATCGCAGGGCAGCTGGTTAATGTGCTGCTCGCTCACGTGCTCGGCCACCGAGGGCGCCGGACGCACCACGCGCCAGATGTAGCCACCCAGGCTGCGGATCCACTCGGCCTCGTTCGGGAAGCGCACGTCGGTCAGCACGATGCGGTCGTGCACCGGCGAGGTGTTCGGCAAATCGTCCAGGCCGAGGGTCACGGCCGCGACGCGCACCCACAGCTGGGTGTCGAGCGAGCGGCCCCACTCGGTGCCCAGTGTCTGCATCATGCGCCGGCCGCTGACGCCGATGCCGGGCACAGGCAGCTCCTTAAGATCGCGCTCGAACAGGTGCGCGTAATCGATGCCGGCGCCGGTGAGCAGCGCGGTCAGCATGTCGCGGATGGGCTCGGCGAAGGCGTGGCGCTCGAAGTTGTGCCGGCAGCAGAGTCGGTCGGCGACGGTGTCTTTGCCGGCGCCGGCCAGGCCGGTCAGGCCGATGATCAACGGGTCGCGGTTCATAGCGCCAGGCTCTCCTGCACGGTGGTGTTGTTGATGAGCTTGTCGAGCGTGACCACGCGCAGGCCCAGGCGGTGCGCCACATGCAGCTCAAGGTGGGCGCCGTTGCTGGTCTCCCAACCGGGCAGCAGCACGATCAGGTCGCAGTCGCATAGCGCCTTGATGTCGGCGCGAAGGCAGTTGTGCCAGTCGAGCTCGCAGTCGTCGTTGATCTCGGCCGGGTTGACGACCAGGAAGCCCTCGCGGCGCAGCGCGCGTGCGGCCTGGTTGAACGCCGGAAAGTTCATCTCGGGCAGGCCGGTCATGGGACCGGACAGGTACAGCCTATGCACGGTGCGGTTCATGCCAGCGTCCTCATCAGGATCGGCGTGCCGTTCAGTCGGTCGGCCTCGCGCTGCGCGGCGGCTTCGGTCGGGCAGTCCGCGACCGGCGCCTCGAAGCGATCCATGCCGGGGATGCGGTAGACCACCAGCCAGCGGCCGGGGGTGTCCGTGCTGGGCACGGTGTAGTGGTGCAGTTTCATGGCGGTCCTCATTGCGGTGGAGGGGCGAAGAACACGACGATGGCCACGCATGCGGCCACCAGCACGATCGCGGCAGCGAAGCGCAGCAGGGCGCTGTCGAGCCAGGGCTTTCGGTGCGGGCCTTCGATAGGGGTGGCGTCGATGGCGCTGAGGGGCTTCCAGTCCATCACAGAGATCTCCTCGACTTGCGTGCTGCCTTCTTCTCGGCGCGCTCACGGTTCACTCGGGCCTTGACGGCCTGGTAATACAGCGTGGCGACATCGAGCGTCTCGACCGAGCGCAGGCCCTTCAGCCGCAGCTCGATGAGGCTGCCGGTGATGGTGACGGCGATGGGCCGCATGCCGCGGTCGCGGGCGTAGGCGCTGCTCATGCGCGTGACAGGTTTGGTCGACGGCGTCATGACGGCCTCACCGAGATCGAGCGCAGCTGGTCGCCAAACTGCTCGAGCATGGCCAGCACGGCGCTGCAGCTGTCGCGCACGATCAGCGTCAGTGAGCCGGTGGCGCCGTTCTGCAGGCGGTAGGTGGCGGTGTAGGCGCGCATCATGGTGCGCTCCTGTCGTCAGCCAGTCCGACGTGCGTGTCGGGCGCTTCATCGGCCTCGATCCAGACGCTGAGCGCGAACCAGACCACGCAGGCCAACAGCATGAGCAGCCACAAGGCGGCGGCTCCGAGGGCAGCCCAGAAGAACTGGTCGGCGGCGCTCATGACACCGCCTTGCCAGCGATGAGCTGGGCAGCCAGGCGGTCACGCGCGGCTTCGTATCCTGCGCGGTTGCCGAACAGTTCGGCGTCGCTGCGGCGCAGGGCCTGCAGCATCAGGTGCAATCGGTAAGCAGTCTCTGACATCGTCGCCTCCAAGGCCTCGGGGTGAGGCATTGGTGGCGATTGTGTAACCTGTAGTTGTAGTCTGTCAACAACCTGAAGTTACTTATTTTCTCACTGCATGCGCGCCGTACTGATCAGCTGCCAGTTGTCGCCGCTGTTGCTCATGACGCAGGTGGTCTTCTCGAGGTTGCGCCCGCCGAAACCGTTGGCGGCGCGGTAGTGCGCCAGCACGCTCCAGGTGCTGTCGGCGTTCTGCAAGGTCGTCCAGTTCCACTGCTCAATCCATTCGGCGGTGGCTGGGTCGCGCATGACGCGCTCGAGGAACGTGCGGCAGGCCGATCGCGCTGCGGCCGGCGTCGCGTCGACTGCAGGCGCGCTGGCCGTGGGAGTGGTCTGGGTGCTGCACATGGACAGCAGCCCGACTGCCACCACGATCAGCAACACGGCCACGCCAAAAGCGGCGCCGCGCTGGGCGTGTCTAGTGGGGCTTGCGGGAGATCTCTTTTTCATAGGCGTCGAGCATGACGTTGTAGCGGGCAACAGGCTCTTCGGCGGTGATTTTGCCGAATCGAACCAGTTTTGCCCGCAAGCTGTCAATCACGTCGAGCGCGATCTCGCGGGGCAGCGCGTGCAGCGCCTCATCGAGCACCAGGACCTTGGCATCCACGCGGTTGCCGTGCTTTGGGCCCACCCCCTGCAGCAGCCAGTTCACATTCACCTCGCCCCACTCGGCGATGGCGACGATGGTGCGCATGTCGGGGTAGTTCAGGCCGTCGAGCCACTTGCGGGCGGCCTGCTGAGAGACCTTGAAACGCTGGCCGAGGCGACTTTGCCGGCCTCGCTCGGGCAGCTCCTTGTCTTCGCAGAGCTCGCGAAGGCGCTGAGCGAACCCTTCTAACGCCTGATCGTGTGCCATACAACCTAAAGTAACCACTCGACCGACAACATTGGGTTGTTGACGGATGGTAACTTGCGGTTGTAGTATGCGCGCCATGAGCAGCTCAGACCCCATCGCAAACGCCGCGCGCCTGGTCGGCCTCGCCTGCCTGGCGCGCGAGCTGGGCCTCTCGCACCAGGCGATCCGCAAGTGGCAGCGCGCTGGCCGCATGCCGCGCACCGAATGGACAGGCGAGACGCATTACAGCCAGGCCATCGAGCGCCTGACCTTTGGCGCCGTGACGCGCGACCAACTCCTCGCGCCCTGGCCGCCGCTCGGCGAAGCTGAAGCCCCGCAGGCCAAGCTGGCCGCCTGAACGCCCATGGCCTGCCTTTTCCCTGTTGTCTCCTCCGCGCTTACTCCGGCGCGGCTTCGCCCAGCCACGCGGGTCGCAGCGTGTGGCTGGGCTTCTTTCTTCGGTGTGAGCCTGGTGCATGTGGCCAGTCTCTTTTTTTTGCCTTTTGGCTGCCATCCGAAGGCATCCGAAATTTTCGGAGGGGTTCGGCATGCAGGTTGATCTTCCGTTCTACGAGTCGCCCGAGGACGCGCTGAAGGCCGCGGTGCAGGTGCTGGGCGGGGCCAAGCAAGTGGGCGCATCGCTCTGGCCCGACAAGACACCCGACGCCGCCAGAACGCGACTGCTCGACTGCCTGAACCCCTCGCGCACCGAGCGCCTGGACATCACCGAGCTGATGTTCGTGTTCCGCCGTGCGCACGAGGCCGGCTGCCACGGCCCGTTCGCCTGGCTGGCGGCCGAGATCGGCTACGAGGCGCGGCCGGTGACCAAGGCCGAAGAGGTGGACCGCCTTACCTCGGTGATCGAGCAGTCGACCAAGACCCTGGCGTCGGCGCTTGAATCGCTGAAACAGGTGCAGGCCAGCCACCACGTTCGCCGGGTGGCCTGATGTCCGACAACACGCGCGTGGTCAAGGTGGGGTCGCTGATCTTCACTCACACCATGGGCCTGCTGCAGGTGCGCTCGACGTACTGGACCAGCGGGGACCCGCGCGAGCCGATCGTGCTGCTCGGTGAGCCTGGCGATGCCGCGGCGCCGCCGATGCTGGTGGTCAGCCTGCGCTATGCGCGTCGGCTGTTGCAGATCGGAATGCAGCCCACATGACACCGCAAGACATCGTGCACCAAATGATGCAGGCCGGCCTGGGCGCGCCTGAGAAGGCGCTGAAGTTCGGCGGTGTGCAGCGCTTCGGCGACAAAAAGGCGCACTGGTATCACCTGCGCGAGGAGCGCACCGACAGCGGCCAGTACATCGTGCTGGGCAGCTTCGGCAGCTGGAAGACGGGCGAGAAGTACAAGGTCGAGGTCGACTGGCAGGGCATCAACGATGCCGAGCGTGCCGAGCTGCAGGCCAAGCGCCAGGCGCAGGCCGATGCCGATGCGCGGGCTCGAGCTGCTGCGGCTGCCCGTGCGGCCATGACGGCCGGCGAGCTGTGGGCTGCGGCCTCGCGCACCGGTTCGAGCGACTACCTGCGCCGCAAGGGCGTCGACGCCGAGGCCTGCCGCTACCTGCCCGATGGATCGATCGTGATCCCGCTGCTGCGCTACGACCTGCCGCGCGAGGACGCGCTGCGGGCTGTGCAGCAGATCTTCGTAGACGGCAGCAAGCGATTCACGAAGGGCCTGCAGAAGCCGGGCGTCTGCCTGCGCCTCGGCCTGGTGCAGGTTGGCGAGCCGGTGCTGGTGTGCGAGGGCTACGCCACCGGCCTCACGCTGCGCATGGCGGTGGGCAAGCGCCTGCCGGTGTTCGTGGCGCTCGATGCCGGCAACCTGCTGCCGGTGTGCGAGCTGCTGCGCACGCTGTACCCGCGCAGCCGCCTGCTGATCTGCGCCGACGACGACTACCGAACGCCCGGCAACCCTGGCCGCGAGAAGGCGCACAAGGCGAGCCGCGCCGTCGACCGATGCGCCTACACCTACCCGGTGTTCCTGCCTCAGATGCGCGGCGCGAAGGACACCGACTTCAACGACCTCCACGTGCGCTTCGGGCTCAACGTGGTGCAACGCCAGCTTCGGCATGTGCTGCCTGCGCTGGGTTCGGAAATCCTGAATGCAGCCTGAAGACAACGTCATTCCGATGAGCGACTACCAGCCACCCTCTGACGGTGGGGCGACCCCGCCCCCCACGGGGGAAGGGGCCCGCAAAAAGCGCAGGCCGAAGCCGGTCGACCTGGGCAGCTACAGCGCGCTGATGGAGTGCTTCACGCTGATCTACCCGACGGAGACGGCGTGGGACTCGGCCACGCGCCGGGTGGTCACTCTTCGGGCGATGCGGGCGCGCTTCGGCACGGATCCGGTGAAGGGCTGGCTCAATTCACCACACCGCCGCATGTGCCTGGCCGAGGAGCTGATGTTCGAGCCCGGCCGCGAGATCGAGCCGCCGGCGATCAATCTGTTCGATGGCCTGGCGATGCAGCCGCGCAAGGGCGACTTTGCCCCGATCCTCGAGCTGCTGCAGCACCTGTGCGCCGAAAGCGCCGACACGCCCGAAGGTTGCGCCAAGGTTTGCGCCTGGGCGCTGCGCTGGCTGGCGCTGCCGCTGCAGCGGCCTGGCGTGAAGATGCGCAGCGCCATGGTCTTCCACGGCCCGCAGGGCGCGGGCAAGAACCTGCTGTTCGAGATCGTGGCCAAGATCTACGGCAGCTATGCGCTGGTCGTCGGCCAGGACCAGCTCGAGGACAAGTTCAACGATTGGGCCAGCCAGAAGCTGTTCCTGATCGGCGACGAGGTGGTGGCCAAGGCCGAGCTGTATCACCAGAAAAACAAGCTCAAGGCCTTCATCACCGGCGAGACGATCCAGATCAACGCCAAGATGTTGCCGTTGCGCACAGAGGCGAACCACGTCAACGTGGTGTTCCTCAGCAACGACATGCAGCCGCTGGCCCTCGAGCCCGGCGATCGGCGCTACTTCGTGGTCTACACCCCGCCCAGGCGCGAGGACGACCTCTACACCCGCGTCGCCAGGTGCATGGCCAACGGCGGCACCGAGGCGTTCTACGCCTACCTGCTGTCGCTGCCGATGCTCGAGTTCAACGAGTTCGAGATCCCGCCGATGACCGCGGCGAAGGCCGACCTGATCGCGCTGGGCCTCAAGCCTCACGAGCGGTTTGTGCGTGAGTGGTCCGAAGGTTATCTCCCTCTCCCTCGCTGGGTATGTAGCACCGAACAGCTGTTCCGCGCTTTCCGACGATGGTGCGCGCAGACCGGCGAGCGATTCATCCCCAACCAGATCACGTTCTCGAAGGGCGTGGAGAAGGCCGGCCGCGGCAAGCTGCGCGGCGATGCGGTGAAGCTCGACACCGAGGTCAACGGCAAGAGCTGGCTGCGCGTGTGGGTGCACGGCGATGCCGGCCCGCCCGATGGCGTGGGCAAGGGCCAGTGGGCACGCGAGGCGATCGAGGCGTTTGAGGACGCGCTGCGCCGCTTCGGCGAGCAGCAGGCCGATGGAGGTGCGCCGCCGTGATTTCCCACCGCCCCATGGTTGCGCGAGTTGCGCGACCAGTTGCGCGACACCTCCCCGCAAACCCGCGCAGTTGCGTGAGTTGCGCGAGTTGCGCGAGGTTTCCCGCCCCACATGTGCGCGCGCACGAGGGCCGCTGCATGTGCACTTCTGCTCCGATTCAGCAACCACCCGCAACTCGCGCAACTCACGCAACTGCGGGTCTCTACGGGCGATTCACGCGCAACCGCTCGCGCAACTCGCGCAACTACACATCACCACCCATGCATGAAAAAAAAGGAGCGGTGTTGATGCCGCTGGCTGCAGAGCTGATGGCCGAGCTGCGGGCGAAATGCGGCGCTGAGCTCGTCGACGGCGCCCTGGCTTCATCCCAGCAGGCCCGCCGCGAATTCAAGCGCCTGCAGGCCGAACAGGGCGACGCCGCGGCCCAGGCCTGGCTGAAGCGCCAACGCTTCCACCATGGCCGGCTCTGGCTGGTCGAGGGCGAGCACAACGTCGGCATCGATGTGGGGGCACGACCATGCAGCTGAGCATCAGCACCAACTTCGCCGACGTGCAGCGCAAGCTCAACGAGCTGCAGGCCGACATGCGCAACACCGTGCTGGTGCGCACCGTGAACAAGACCATCGACGGGGCCAAGGTCGACATGAGCCGCTCGATCCGTCAGGAGTTCAACGTCACCGCCACCTATGTGCGCGAGCGCCTGCGCGTGCGCAAGGCCAGCTTCAAGGCCGGGCGCTTCAACGTCGAGGCCGAGCTGATCGGTGGCAACGGCAAGCGCCGATCGGCCAACGTCATCGCCTTCGCTGCGCGCCAGGTGGCCAAGGGCGTGAGCGTGAAGATCAAGCGCATGGGCAGCCGCAAGGTGATCAGTGGCGCTTTCATCGGCAACAAGGGCCGCACGGTGTTCAGGCGTGTAGAGGGCACGACCATGGCCAGTCGCAGTCAGTATGGCGGCACCAAGCATGGCGAGCAGATCGATGCCGTGCGCACGATCGACGTGCCGCAGATGTTCACGACCAGGCGCGTCAACAGCGCCGTGATCCGTGCGATCCAGACCAAGCTGCCCGCCATCTTCGAGCGCGAGGCTCGCTTCGCTCTGTCGAGGTTCAGCAAGTGACAGCGGTAGCTCGGTCAATCGTCGCGGGTCCTCCCCAGGGGAGGCCCATGCGGGTGCGAAACGAT